CCTTGATGGTTTCAGGTAGTCAAAAGTTTATAGCCAATGGCATGGATAAAGTCATTGAAAAGGGCGACTATGTCTTTGCCTTTGCTGGCGATGCTATCGCCGGGGATATTGCCAACTTCTGTTGGATTCCACCGAAACTACCAAAGGTAGTTAATCTAGATAAGTTTATGATGACAGATCTAATGCCATCACTTAGACAAGCTTTTACCGACTATGGATACGATCCTTCTCCAAAGAAGGAAGATGGTATGCCTAACGAGGATGCAGGGTTTGATGCCTTAATATGTATCCGTGGAAAGATATATCAGATAGATAATGATTTCTCTTGGTGCAGAGATGATCGTGGAGTATATGCAGTTGGATCCGGTGGATCCTATGCACTTGGCTCTTTATCAAGAGCTAACATTTCCCCAACAAGCACCAAGGTTGCAGTAAATGAAGCAAAGAAAGCAATAGAGATTTCTGCCTCGTTTGATATAAACACAGGTGGGAAAACCAAAATAATCACACAAAGGGGTAAGGATATGCCAAAGGTAGGAAAGAAAGAATACGCATATACCGCTAAAGGTATGGCAATGGCTAAGGCAGATGCTAAGAAGTCTGGTAAGAAAATGGTAATGAAGAAAGCAAAGAAGCGTGGCGGAAAAAAGAAGTAAGGCAGATCCTAGACTTAAGAGAGCAGGGGTATCTGGGTTTAATAAACCTAAGAGAACCCCTTCTCACCCTACCAAGTCTCATGTTGTCGTAGCCAAAGAAGGATCACAGGTTAAGACAATTAGGTTTGGTCAACAGGGTGTCACAGGCGATCGTCAACCAACTAAACGACAGAAGTCATTTAAGGCTCGTCATGCAAAAAATATTTCTAAAGGAAAGATGTCAGCCGCATACTGGGCAGATAAGGTGAAATGGTGAAAAAGAAAAAAGCATTCTGGGATACAAAAAACCCAAAGAAAAAATCTACGAAACTAACACCTGCACAGAAAACTCAGGCAAAAGCTAGAGCAAAAGCTGCTGGTCGCAAGTATCCAAACCTTGTAGATAACGCAGCAGTATTAAGGAAGAAGGGCAAGTAATGGCACTAGGCACTAATGGCAGTACCTTTACAGCAGAACTTAATCGTCTTGCTAATGGTGGTACTTATCCTGCTATACAGGATTATGTTGATGATGCAAAAGCAGCAAACACTTTTGCCGGCACAACCGGCCTTGATGTTGTTGGTGCCTTGAATGTCAAAGCTGGTAACACAAGACCCGACTATAAGGATCTTCGTGGTGTATGTAATCAATTAGGTGGCACAACCGATAAGGCTCCTGCTGCCGCCCTAAGAGCAAGGTCTACTTAATGTCAACTACCTTTGGTCAGCTTATAGATAAAGTAATGTTTAATATCCAAAGTGGTGCAGCTCAATTAGAAACAGCTACTTGGATAAATCAAGTTGGTGGAATCACTTCATCCGACACATCTTTTGTAGCCAATGAAACAAATCAAATTGGTCGTGGAATTATAGAAATTGGCGATGAATTACTTTATGTAGATAAAGTAGATAACGCCACAAAAACTATAACTATAGCTCCATGGGGTAGAGGATTCCGTGGTACCACAGCAGCATCTGCCGCTAATAGTGCCAAAGTAATTGTTGCACCTATTTATCCTAGAACTCTAGTTAAACAAACTATTAATGACACAATCCAAGCTTCTTATCCAGAACTATTTGCAGTAGGAACACACACCTTTTCTTTTAACTCTGCTGTAACTACCTACTCTCTTCCTGCTGCTATGGAATATGTTCTTGATGTAAAGTGGCAGACCATTGGTTCAACTAAAGAATGGTTAAATGTAAGAAGATACAACACAGATAAAGTAGCTAACACAACATTATTTCCCAATGGTAAAAGTATTAACATATTTGATTCTATCGATCCGGGTAGAACTGTTCAAATTACTTTTGCCAAAGCACCTACCATATTGACATCAGATAGTGATGTATATGAAACTGTTACTGGTTTCCCATCAAGTTCTGTTGATGCAATTATGTATGGAACCATAGCTCGTCTGCTTATGAATAGCGATGCAGCAAAGATTCCATTCCAAAGCGTAGAAGCGGATATGCTCGACCAGTCGAAGCCGGTCGGCTCAGGTGCTTCTACAGCTCGTTTCTATCTTGGTCTGTATACGCAGCGACTCCAACAAGAAGCTGCATCACTCCGAGATCAATACCCTCCCCGACTCCACTATAAGAGGTAACGAATGGCACAGAACAGATACTATTCATCCACAGCAAAACAGGCTTCACTATCTTCTTCTATAAGTAGTGTTGCCACAACTATTACTTTAGATTTGGTGACTGGTTTTCCTACCAGCTATCCATATTCTTTGGTCATTGATCCAGATACCAATAAAGAAGAGATTGTTAAAGTAACGGCTAGTGGTGGCGGAACAAGTCTCACCGTTGTTCGTGGTGATGATAATACAACGAATGTAACCCATTCAGCCGGTGCCACGGTTAGACATGTTGTATCTGCTCAAGACTTTACAGACTTCTCAGCTCACCTTGGATCAACAGCAAGCCCAACAACTACAGGTGTTCATGGTGTATCTGGAACTATTGTCGGAACTACAGATACTCAGACTCTAAGTGCCAAGACTCTTACTGCACCAAAGTTTGTTAATGGTGGCTTCATTGCTGATGATAGTGGTAATGAACAGATTGTATTTAATAAGACAACATCTGCGGTCAATGAGTTCACAGTAACTAACGCTGCTACTGGTAATAACCCAAGCCTTGCAGCTACTGGTGGAGATACTAATATCTCAGTTAATATTGTTCCTAAAGGATCAGGAACAGTTCAAGCTGCTGGCGTTGATTTAACTACAATTAGTGGATCTCAAACCTTAACTAATAAAACCATTAGTCTTGGATCTAATACTGTTACAGGAACCAAGGCTCAGTTCAACTCTGCTATGTCAGATGCAGACTTTGCTACTCTTGCTGGATCAGAGACTCTAACTGGTAAGACAATAAATCTTACAGATAACACCCTTTCAGGTACTGTAGCTCAGTTTAATACAGCCCTATCTGATGACAATTTCGTAACCCTTACAGGTGGTGAGACTCTTACAAACAAGACAATCACAAGTCCTATTGTTACAGGTCTAACCCTAAATGATTCAAGTATTATATTTGAAGGATCTTCTGCTGATACTAATGAGACTACTCTTACAGTCACAGATCCTACAGCCGATAGAACTATTACCTTCCCAGATGCTACTGGTACCGTAACTCTTGATGGAGTTGCTTCTACTCTTACATCTAAGACCATCACAAGCGGAACCTTGGGTTCTGATCTTGCTGCTGGTGGATTTAAGGTAACTGGTCTTGCTACACCTTCTGCTAACACAGATGCAGCAACCAAAGCTTATGTAGATACTCAAGTATCAAACCTTGTCGATGCAGCTCCGGGTGCTTTAGATACTCTTAATGAGCTTGCTGCTGCTATCAATGATGATGCAAGCTTCTCAACCACAGTAACCAACAGTATTGCTACCAAGGTTTCTAAAGCCGGCGATTCAATGACCGGTGCTTTGTCAATGGGTAATAACAAGGTTACTGATCTTGGAACACCTACCGCATCTAGCGATGCAGTTAATAAGTCATACATTGATACTCTGTTTGGATCTACTTCATCTGCTGCAACCTCTGCAACTTCAGCAGCTAACTCAGCTTCAGCAGCAGCAACATCTGCTACCTCTGCTTCCACATCAGCTTCTTCTGCTTCTACAAGTGCATCTTCAGCACAAACTTCTGCAACATCTGCTGCTAACTCGGCATCGGCTGCTGCTGCCTCATATGACTCCTTCGATGATCGATACCTTGGTGCTAAGTCAACTGCACCAACTTTAGATAACGATGGAGATGCCCTCATTGTCGGTGCAACCTATTGGAATACACCACTATCAGCCATGTATGCATGGAGTGGTAGTGCTTGGATTGCAATATCTGCAACATCTGCTGTGGCATCAGTTGCCGGTACAGCAAACAGAATAACCTCAACCGGTGGATCAACACCTATAATTGACATTGCTTCGGCATATGATGATGAAAGAATTGTTGTTGATCTAATGGATATCTACTAAGAAAGAAAGGTAACAGTAACTCATGGCTGTAACTTCAAAAGTGTTGGCTAGAACAGCAGCAGCTACTTCTAGTGCAACCCTCTATACATCACCAAATACAAGCACGACTGCGGTAGTAACCAACATCGTGTTAGCTAATGCAGCAACTTCAGCATCAACTGCAACCATTGCCCTTGATGGTGTAGTAGCTGTTCCGGCAGTTAGCCTTGCCGCCAACTCTGTAGTTGGCTTTGATATGAAGCAGGTTATACCTGCTGCTAACCCAGCAAAGACTATTACTGGTTTTGCTTCAACTACTGCTGTAACAATCCATATTAGCGGAGTGGAGATCGCCTAATGACCTTCCAACAATACCCCTCTAAAAGTGGCATCCCTAGTGGTAATACCGCCACTCGCCCATCTAGCCCTGCAATTGGCGACACTTTTTACAATGGAGAATTAGGCGTCTTAGAAATCTGGACAGGTTCTGCATGGTTCCCATGTTCAGCCCCTCCTGCAACCCCAACAAATATTGTTGCTACTGATGCATCTTCAGCAGATGCTTACAGTACAAATAGCGGAAAATTATCTGTTGCATTTAACGCTGGCTCTGGTGGTGGACAGCCAACTAACTATATTGCTTATACAACAGCAGGTGGTTTTTCAACTTCTGGTGCTTCATCACCTCTTACATTAACTGGTTTAACCATTGGAACAGAATATACAGTTTATGTAGTTGCACAAAATGGTTTTGGTAACTCGGCTGCATCTGCTAATGCAGCTGGAGCAACACCAACATGTTTGCCTCAGGCTCCTACTATTGGAACTTTAGTTTCAAATACAAATAGCGGTGAACTTAGTTTAACATTTACTGCGGGCGGTACTGGTGGTAAAAGTATTACAAATTACAAATACTCTATTGATGGAACTACTTATACTGCTTTTAGTCCTGCTGACACAACAAGCCCAGTAGTAATCACTGGACTTACAAATGGAACTTCATATACAGCTAGATTAAAAGCAGTAACAGCAAATGGAGATTCACCTGCAAGCGGAGAGAGTAACTCTGCAGCACCGACAACTGCTGTTACTGTAGATTTCTTAGTTGTTGCAGGTGGTGGTGCAGGTGCTGCAAAGGCTGCTTCTGTTGCTTGTGGTGGTGGCGGTGCTGGTGGTATGAAAAGCAGTGTTTCCAATACTGGTGGCAGTGTGGGAACATTAAAGACTGCACTTTCTATTACAAAAGGAACTACTTACACTTGTTCAGTAGGTGCTGGAGGTACTGCTTTTACACCACCTGATACAACTGAGTCTGGTATTAGAGCAAACTCTGGAACCGACTCATATATTTCTGGTACTGGTATAACTACTATGACTGCAACTGGCGGTTCTGGTGGTCATGGCGGTCAAGGTAATGCTAATGCTCCACTTGGTGGTGGCTCTGGTGGCGGGGCAGGTGCTGGTGATTTTGCAGCAAATGGTGGTTCTGGAAACTCTGATGAAGGATATGCTGGCGGAAATAGTAATGCTTCTGGTTCTAACCCGAACCGTGGTGGCGGTGGTGGTGGAGGTGCAAGTGCAGCAGGAGCTAATGCATCAGCGGGTCAAGCAACTGCAGGTGGTGCAGGACAATCCAACTCAATTACTGGAAGCTCTGTAACTTATGCAGGTGGTGGTGGAGCTGCAACTTATTTAACTACTGGTGCTGGAGGATCTGGTGGTGGTGGGGCTGGAAGCACATCTGGTGCAGCAACTTCTGGAACCGCTAATCGAGGCGGTGGCGGTGGAGCGTATGCTAACTCCTCAACCATTGCAGCCTCTGGTGCTGGAGGGTCTGGTGTAGTTATTCTTCGTGCAACAATTCAAGCAAATTCAACAACTGGCTCACCAACATATACTACATCTGGTAGTTACCATATTTACACATTTACTGGCACTGGAACAATTACTTACTAAGGAGAAACAATGGCACATTTTGCTGAATTAGATGAAAACAATGTTGTTATTGGTGTCTTGGTTGTAAACAACGATGTCATAACAATAGATGGCGAAGAATCAGAACTTGCTGGAATTAATTTTCTTGATTCGATTTATGGACATAGAAGGTGGAAAAAAACATCTTACAATGCTCTAAATACTGGTTATAGAAAACATTACGCT